TAGTTGGGAGTGTATTCTCGTAGGTCGTCGTAGGTTCTCCTAGCAACATAATGTCCTTCAATCTTTTTACCTGTGATAGGGTGGGTATAAAACCCAACGGGTTCCACTTTGAGAAAAACATACGAGTCAATATCTTCTCTCAGTAAACCATTTTGTATGCTGAACATGATGGCTGCATTGCCCTCCGAATAAGTCGGCTTTTTACCCTCTCTCGTTGTAAAGGAGGTTCTTGGTTTACCGCATTTGGAACAATAGAGCCCTTGGATTAAGTCATCCCCGTTGCTTAGTTTGAACGCTGACATCTGTTTTTTACAGGGACATTTCAGCATAAATTTTTCAATGTTGAATCTTCTTCTTTTGATAAGGCTTTCAAACTCAACATTTCCACTTAGAGCATCATTGTATTTTTTCTGTAGGTGAGAATTGATTTCATCAAATGTTTTTTGCTCCACCCACATTTTCAAAACCTCTTGCTGGATTCCTTTGGCAAACTTTGTTTCGGAAATCTTTTTTGCAGAAAATCCTGTCATGGCAAATTTAGGTTCGTCTAGCCAAACACCATCTTGCCAAGAAACAAGTCCAGCGTTTCTGTTTTTAGTAATGCCTACTCCTAGGGAAGAGTAAAATTTCTCAAACTCTAAAACCACAGGATGTTCTTCCAATCCTAAGACATTAGGGAATTTCTTCCTTACTTCATTATTGATATGTTCAATTGCTCCCTGCGCTTTCTCTACAGAATCAATCTGCACATAAATAGAATCAGTATGTCCGTAAACTACTTTCATGGTGTCCACTCCGTATCTTCCGGATATGCATCACCTACTGCTAGCCAAAGACCACCTGTGGCGACAACTACAGTTCCAACAACTGCTACCTTTACTACCTTTTCAATTAATCTTCCAATCATTTCATTACTCTCCTCATTTTTGTATAACACTTATGACATATTTTGTGGTTGGGATGTAGAGTTTCCCATGAATGACAAATACGACAATGTAGTGTCATACTTCCGTCTCCTTTGCGCCTTTCTTTAAATTGTCTTTAGCCCATAGAGGTTGCAGATTAGAATAATGAAAGCACTTATTTTGTTCTTCTAAGATATTTAAATTAAATGAAGCACATGGTTTAATGTGGTCTATATGCCATTCACCATAATTTTCCCACGACATTCCTTCTGTAAATTGAGAAGACAAGTGTTCTTTCAACTCATCAACAGAACAACCTACAAATTCAAAGGAAGAGTTTTTGTTCTTACCTTTAAGAAAGGCATAGAGTCTTGACCTAAGACTTGCTTTAAGTCGGGCTTTAGTAGTATGTCTATACAATTCGGGAAAATATGAAACCAACGCTTCTTCGTCACCATCAAAATCGGACTCTAATAACATTTGAAATCTTTTCTTTTCTAATTTCCACATGCTCATACTTTCATCTCCTTAGCAACTGTAGCCGCTTCACGAATGGCCTCCCTAGCGCTTGCTGTAATGCTAGCCGCTAGTTTTGAATCTGCCCATCCGAATCCCTTGAAGGCAAGGATTCCGTAGAAAGAAGCCATGAGTCTTTTAACAGCCATTTGGTTGTTATTCCACTTCACGACATCATCTTTCAAGCCGTTCTCTCGTGCTTCCTTCATCTCCTTCTTGTAGGCATTTCTCAATGCTTTCAACTCAAGAATGGAGCGGGGGAGCAGTCCCAACTCGTCGGTCTTGAAGTAAACCATATCCTCCTCGTAGCCCTCCGGAAAGGGTTGGAGATTTTGAGGTGTGTTCAAATCTGCTCCAAACAAGGTGGGTGTTTCGCTGATGGTTTCAAAACTGATGTTGCGAGCCACTATCATTGAAGGATAGAGGCCAGCAAAGTCAAACGCCGCTACATTTAGATGCAACCCGTTGGTTCCTCCTTCATTGAGAGGATGATAAATCATGGCTCCGGAATACGACAAAGATTCTCCACACTGCTTACAGGTCTTAAGTTGCTTGTCTTTGGGATTCTCAAATCCACACGCTTCACATTTCTTTGTTTTTAACTTCTTTCCTGTTTTACATTTCCAAGAAGCATTACGCATGAAGTAAATAGAACCCATGTGTGAAGCAAAAAAACAAGACTCAAAGGGAGCCTTTAGCAATCTTTGTAGTGCAATAATAGCCTCACTACAATGATTCTCTTCATCAATTCTACGGAGCAATTCTACATCAGTAATGGTATACTGTAGATACGATTCTTTGTCCTCAAGCCAAGCCCTAGAATAGAATTCATTGGGGTCTGTAAACTTCGTTTCAATGTGCTTACCTTCTCCGAAAAGAGTCTTTGAAACAAAGTCTAAGGCTAGACTTGGTAGGGTTCCTCGTTGTGCATCATTCCATTGTCGTTCAAAAGCAACATCAAGGTTGAGCATGAGCATACCCTTGACGGGTTGAGCGATTGAAGAATATCCATTCGGTTTGGAAAAGGATAGATTCTCTTCCATGTATTCTTTGATGCCATCAATAACTCCAATCGGGGAAATACATCTTGGGTCAATGTCGTTAGAAATACAACGGCTCAATAACTTAGGTAAATCAAACTTAAGCCCGAACCAAGCAATCATCATGTCGGGTCTTTCAATAGACAAATACACTACAAAGTTTCGTAGCATTGTTTCTTCGCTTCTAAAGGATTGTAAAGAACAGGAATAACCATCTACATTAGGAGTGTCAATTGGTTCAAAGGATTCTTCGGGATACCAAACCCATGTATGAAACTCCTTCTCTTCATTGTTGTAAAGGCCGATGGATGTAATCTTGCCATCATGCTCTCCACCTTGTTGCCATTCCATATCCCAATAAAATTTCTTAAGTTTGTAGTTTGGTATCTCGTTGATGTTGTCCACGGCATAGCGATTAACAACCGATACATCGGCTTCGTAGGTCATGTCTCCATTGGTTGGATGTATGAACGGCTTCTTCGCATCCTCAACATGGCGAGGTAATTCGTAGTAAACTTTCTTCAACTTCTTTCCATCAATGTTATACCATTCTCCCTTTTCATAGGTGAGTGGTCGCTTGAGAAACTTACCTACTCTGTAGGATTTAGCCTCTCTGTACGAATCGGGAACGAAGAAATATGGGCGGTGTTCATCGTCTTGAATGACCAACTCACCGTTTTCGTTTCTCCAAGATTTGTATATTTGATTTTCATTATTAGCAATAATCATGGTTTACCCTCAATTAATTCTAGGCGCACGAATAAGAATCCGGTTGCTTGAACAAGCAAAGACGGGAGATTCATCCTTTAAGAATAGCCAAAAAGATTCATTAAAGAATTTGTAAATTGGTGCGGAGATTTCAACAATGCTGTCATCACCTAGATTAACCAAGGGTGTGATAGTTTTTTTAAAATTTTGAGAATTTGAATCTGCGCTAATCGCTAATCCCATATCTTCGTAATAACTTAGTTTGAATCCCGTACCAATCCTTTCAGCCATTTGAACGGTGCTTGAGAATTCTTTGTTGTCTACTTCTAGGGCTGTTTCAAAGTAAGTTTTACCAAAAGAGGGAAGAATATCCTTATCAAAATAAACTTGAAGTTCGCTTGACAAAGGCATAGAATTATTCTTCACCATGTCAATAGAAGACTCGTATGGGTGTTCGTTCACAAGCGAAATTGACAGGTCTGTATCTTCCGAGAAGATACAAAGTCTACCCCTTTCTATACGAAAGGATATGGTGTCTCCAAAACCTTTCAAAAAGCCATTTGTATTCGCAGTATCAAAAACGATTTTTGAATCCAATAACAATCCATCTGTAGGGGAAAGAGGAGTTGCTGGGATAGCACACATAACAATTGTGGACATATCGGCGTTCCAAATTCTCAACTCAAAGAATCGGAGGTCGTCTTTTCTTTTTGATGCTTCAAGGTAAATGTATTGTCCAAGATTAGAACTCTTGTCATAATACTTACCCTTCAACATACAATCTTCCAATGCCTCTCTAAACTCTTTAGCATCTACTCTAAAATTCAAATTTCCATCTCCTTTAGTACCGAAATACCTTCCCACTTAACTACCCCATCCTCTTCAAAGGTGCAGAAAGGAATTTTCTTTCCGACCATTTTAGGATGATACTTGCTACTTTTAATTGTGGCAATGTATTGCATTCCCTTAATGGTCATTCTTTGGTTCGTCCGAATAACTGTGTGTAGTTTGGAATCAACTCTGTTCCAAATGGCTTTTGCGGGTTCATCTCTAAACGGTTCTTTCGTATGAGTAATGAAAAGCCTATGGCATTGAAGGTCAATGGCCTCGCCAATAACAGTCTTGAATGGGTTATTTCTTTGATGCCATTCTTGTTGTTTTTGAGGTTTAAAGGGCCTCATCCTAGAGTTTTCCATACCTGTCATGTAAGTGGTACAATCATCAAGCCATGAATCCACACCGTCCCAAACGAAAAGAATAGGCTCTTGACTCTTCTTAATTTCAAGAGCGACATGAGCAATGAATGTTCTAATGTTACCTTGAGTTTTGTAAGGGTCGGAATCACCATTCTCATCCTTAGCGTTGGGGTTGTAAATCACAATCCGGTTTGTAGAGTTGTGATTTGTTTTCCAAGTGGGGACTGCTCCTACATCACAATCTAAGTAGAAGGTTTTGAATTCTGTATCCATGGAAAGTCCGGATTTACCCGTCTTAGCCTCACCTTCAATTCCTGCAAGAAGATAATTCTTCTGTGCAATAAACTCTTTTTGTTGTTGTAGTAGGATGGCATCAAAGCCATCTAACTTAATTTCTGTTTCTTCTTTCTTTTTTGTTATCATAATTTTCACCTTATTTGTTTATGTTCTTCCAATATTCTGTTAATGTTTCTAATTCTTTTTTAGTTGTTAAGACTATTCTTACATCCTTTGTTCCTATGTGTAGTTTAATGTGGTAGTTATTATCCTCCCAGTTTTGTTTGAGTGTGATAAAATTAACCTGTTTCAAATCTACTGCCCATTTATCTTCAAAAGTAATATACTGTTCATCGTATTCCAACATCTAATTATCCCTCCCGTCGGAGTGAAAGGCCCACGCTTTATATTCCAAATAGAAAGATTGGAATTCGTCTAGGTCACACTCTTCAAGAATGTAGTCTTGAGCACCCGAATGTATTTTCAAGAGGACTTTTTTCTTCCCATCAAGGTATTCCCAAGAGATGTGTTGTATGTTTTCATAGCGAATAAACGCTCTTGTAGTTTCAATTGTTTTTGTTGTAATGTTCATGGTATCACCAAATTGGATTAGGCCTTGCACCTATCCGAGCGTCTGTTTTTCCCTTGACCTACGCTTACGCCAAGACACGAAGAAGGAGACTAAGCCCGATGTCTCCTATCTTTGGGAATGGTGACCAGTATCAAAACCAGTCCAAGTCTTCCTCCGTTGCTTGCTCAATTTCAACAACTTGACCACGGCGTTCCTTGACAAACATACCACTAACATTGATAGTTACAGGTTGTAGTCCTTCGTCCGTTTCTCGTTGAGAGGTGCGACCAACAACGGTCACCGTTGAACCAATACCAAAGTCAATATCAATTCCTTCGGGAATCCAGCAAGTGACCATACCTTCTTCCTCGTAGTCAAACTCTGCTGTAAGGTCGGTAATGTTGATGATGCGATTACCGTTGGCAGTTGCGGTCATGTTGATGTTACAGACTGTTCCGTTCGTGATAATGAACCGCTCTGCCGCCGGACTATCCATCATGTTAGAGTGTGCTTCTTGGAGATTACCAAGATACACAACATGGTTAGGGGCCGCAGAAGCAATCAAGTTATGCTTGTTCAAGGCAGAAGTATCCCTGTAGAGGTCTCCTTCGGGGTCTTGCTCGCTGTTCATCCGAAGGCTTCCAATAGTTTTGTCGGTGAAACCATAGATATATCCTTCACGGTTAGAATCCTTAATGACAACCATACTCAACCACTGGAAGGTTTCCGGTTGGAAATCAACACCCTTATTCTTGTAAGAAAACTTGTAGAGTTGGTACTCTTCATCATCGTGAACCTTTCCGATAAAGACACCGCTTCTCCGCATGACGGAGTTTAGTGGCTTACCGTAGTTGGAATTCTCTCCTCCGTTTTGATAACGAGGAGTGTTATCAAGAGGAATGATAACCGAACCATCCTCCAATTCTTGGACACAATCAGGTAGTTTCTTCACTGTCTTTGTTTGTACCTCGTCGTTGTGATAGCGGGAAACGGAATAAAATCCGTTTTCTGCTTCTTCAACGATAGCAACAAATCCGTTCTTATGTGCATTGAATGGGTCATCCTTCCATTCTTCTACTGCCATTCTTCGGCTGTATTCATTCAAGTCCCTAGGCTGTTCTAGAGAAATGAAGAATCCGAATGCTTGCTTGGCAAGACCTCCGCTTCCGGCGTTGTTGTTCGTGCTGTTCGTAGATTTACGGTTGCGGATAACTTGTGCCGCATAACTTCGCCAAAGGGCGACAGCCACGGGGCTTTCCGTGGCTAGGCCACCGTTTTCTGCTCGTATCTCATCAAATTTCAGTTGGGCTTCCTCTACGGAAATACCTAACTTCTCTGCTGCTTTGCTTATTTCGTTTTGCATTTTTTTTACCTCCTATATTAGTTGGCCCACCATCCATGAAGCAAGTAATTTCGGGGTCATGGTGGTGGACCTCCACTCCCCTTCTCCAATCACTCGCAGGAATTTCAATTTCATTTTAGCCTCCATATCGCAACGGATAATGTATTCGTGCAATCCAATGCAGATTTCCTTAGAGGAACGACCTGCGTAAATTGCTTGATGAATTTTATCTAATGCTTCATTGGTATTTTTATTCATTATTTGTGTTGTTATTTCTTCATACTCTTGTAGACCTTTTTCTATTGGCCTCGTCAGTGTTGTTCCCGATACGATGCTGGCCTGTAACTCAGTGAGCGTTCTACGCAAATCACCTTGCAGAGAGTATATGAATGCTCCCAATTCTTCTTCCGGAGGGATTGTGTGACCCTCCTTTACCAAAACCTGTTTGACAATGCGTTGGACTAAATCCAACGGAAGAGGTTTAAAGCGATAGTTAGCGCACCGACTTTGAAGTGCATGAATAATTTTGTGCCTATCGTTGCATGTAATGATGAATCGTATGTTCTTAGCATACTTTTCCATAATTCTTTTCATGGCGTTTTGAGCATCCTTTGTCATGCCGTCCATCTCATCTAAGAGAATGATACGGAAAGGAACATTATCGCCAATAACTGCACTTTGAGCGATATCCTTAATCTTCGTTCTAACAGTTTCTAGTTTTCTGTCATCCGAAGCGTTCACTTCAAAGAAATTAGTATCCACTTCATGGCCTAGAATGGCCTTAGCGAGGACAAGAGCAATTGTAGTCTTGCCTGTTCCGGAGGTTCCGTAGACAAGGATGTTAGGCATGTCCTTGGCAGACACCCAATTCTCTGCATCCATAACAAAGTGTTCTTGACCGACAATTTCTGCTAGTTTGGTTGGTCTGTATTTTTCTGTCCATAACATGTTTAGTCCTCCATTTCTTTGAAGTATATTTCATCTAGCCAATCTAGAACTCTGCTACAGTCAATACCGTAGCGGTACTGATAATGTTTGTAAAAATCAATACACGCTTCTACTCCACAATTATCTACCATCTCTTCAATGTCTTGCTTGTTCCAATCTTGCATATGAGCCTGTGCGATATAACAAGCAAGCCCCATCATTTTCTTATAATTCGTCACATTTATTCCTCCTTTAGTTTCCAAACACCTGTTAGCGTAGGCAGGACTTCTGCCTTCTCAAACTCTCTGACTCGCAGAATTTGACTTACTTGATAGGGTGTAGCCATTCTATTCGGCTTCATTTCTATTAATTTTGAACATAATTGTGCAGCCGTTAAAGGCCCTTCCTTTTTCAAAATCGTAATTAAGTCCTTTCGTATATTTTTATTTCTCGTTGTTCTCACATTTTTTCTCATTGTTTTCACCTTCTAATTTCCATTCAGGGTTTTTTCCTTTTGATAGTTTCAAAAATTCTTTGCGTTTTAAGATTGAACCTAACTGGCTGGAAGTTATACCATGTTTCGTTGTTCTATTGATGTAGTCAGCGATTTCTTGGGTGGACTTAACACCTCTCTTCAAGGAATCCTTTACTACATCAATTATTTTTTTCGTCAAAAAAAATCCTCCAATTTTTTGATTTTGGGTTTCTTAGGTTTGCTTTTCCTAATGATTTTTTCACCCAAGCCCATGAGCCTGTATTCTTGATTATTGTATTTCTTTTTGGCTAACTTTAGAAAATTTTCATCCTCAATCAATTGCCTAAACAATCTTTCCTCGTCCGGCTTCAAACCTACCCTTTTCAAGAGGCTTGGAACCTTGCTGTATTTTCCTCTTTTAGCCATGTTGGTCTTTCTAAAAAGTTTACCATCGTGGGTGTAGGCAAGCATTTCATAGAAATATTCTTGGGACCAGCGCCTTTTAACAACTCCATCAATGAAGAGAAGTTTATTTGGGTGTAGATTTTCTGTAAGCCACGAAATGATTTGTGTGTCTGCCGGTTTATTGAATAAAAGAATCTCTTTTATGTTTTCTCTATTGCTATCCCGAAGATAATCATTGATTAAAGAATATACATCTCTTTCAAATGAAACAGGTTCTTCTCCCCTAGGAGAAAGAGACTTGATAGATTCTCTTAGATACTTTTTAGTCCCTACATTTTTAATTTTACAAATGTTTAGTATCTCTTTGGGAATGCTTTTCCTATTTTTACTAGTCAAGATTACATTGCCCTTGTAAGAGCGGATAATATGCACTATCTCTTTGGTGTTGGGTCTATAGTCTAGGTCCTCTATGATAATACCTAGGTCCAAGGGGATGGAATAAATATCTGCTACCTGCACTTCGCTGGCATAGAAATATATTGCATTGGGAGCAAGAGACCTGACCAAAGTAGTTTTGCCTGTTCCTGTTTTACCAACATATATCTCGCTTCTTTTTGTATTCATATTAGTTAGACTCATCGCTTTCACCGTAAAGGATTTCTATTATTCTATTTAAACCGTCTAGGGTTTTATGTTGCTTATCTTCCACCAAGTCTAAAACCGTTCGGAAAGTAACTAACCTAGAATTTAAATGGTGTAGAGAGCGAGGAATCATATTAACGATTTCTGTTGTGGATTTTCTAGACAGTCTTATTTGACTGCCCGAACGAGAGTGTTTCAAACCATACATGGTAAGAGTCCTGCTAAGAGCCTCTTTCATTTCTTTGGTCCTAAGAGAGATATTAGATTCTAATCTAATATGATACCCTATTGTTGTGGTTTCACTCAACTCTATTTTAGCAAGAAAGTTTCCCTTTGCTAAAAAGATACCTATCAACATATTTCTATCTAACATCCATGACACCTATTTCAATAATAAATTTGTATTGTATTTTTTCTATTTGTAAGAACGTTTCTATTGCCTTTTTTGATTGTGTTGTATCCAGTCCGGAGAGATAAACAACCAAGTCTTTTTGGGCAAAATCAAAAAGAAATTTAGTACGGTCTTTCTTGTAAAGCAACCAACGACCAAGATAATTCGTTAAAACTTCTTGTTGGAATTCAGTTAGTTTTTTGTCTAAAGAATATCTAACTAACTTTTTGTTGAGGAATTGGTTGAAACATCCCCTATCCATTTTTTTCACCTAGTATAGATTGATTATATCAGTAATTGTGTTTATTTCACTCAAAACCTTATCATCTCTAAAGCGGGTTTTTCTTGGGAAGCGTAGGCCGTATTCGCCGTTTTTATTTCTAGAAACAGCATCTGCATCAACCGAGATTATTATTTGAGGAATCAATTTGTATTCCCCATCGGCATACGAGGAGACAATTCTTTTACATTGATTCGTAAGAGAAAATAATTCTTCGTCCGTAAATCCATTACCAACTCTACCGATAGATTGGTAGCCGCTATCGGAATCATCATCTTTAACCGCAATTTCAAAACTTGTGAGGAGGTTTGAGTTGGAATGCTCGCCAGTCTTAGCACCAACAATGACTACATCCAAGTCTACACGGCTTGGCTTATACTTAATCCAATCACGCTTTGCAGGGTTGTAAAGCCCTTGAAGGTCTTTGACCATAATGCCTTCAAAACCTTCCGAGATGGCTCGGTTGTAGAAGGCCATCGGGTCACCTCCAATTTGATAAGTAGCGATGTCTCCACCAAAACCCAAGTAAAGTTTGTTCCATCTTTCTCGCAAGATACTGTTTATCATAGATGTTCCTTCCCACTTCAAACAATCAAATGCTACCCATTTCACTTCCACAGTAGAGGCCTTCTCCCAAGTTTTGGAATGCACTCTCGTTCCCATCTTCTTGTGTTCATCGGGAGAACCATCACTACGAATGGGGTAAATCTCTCCATCAATGATGAAGTTATCTGCCGTATATGTTTTTACTATCTCTACGACATCAAGGAATTGATGAGTAACGACCTTACCTCTTCTGTTAAAGATGATGACTGAATCACCCTCTCTATGAATTTGATATCGGTTGCCATCATACTTGATGTCGTAAACAACTTCTCTCGGCCATTGACTAATCGGCTTAACTTTCGCTAACATCGGTTTGATAAACTTTCCATGTTGTAGGTTTGAGGGGACGATTTTATCACCAATGTAGCATTCAACAACAAAGGAAATGTCGTTGAATGCACAATCCAATTCTACTGTAGCCAAAGGCGTATCAAATCTTTTTGCTAGGGCCTTGTAGACACCTTTTGTTTGTATTCCGATGTTCGGCGTTCTAATCCAAAACTTGGAAAACCATTTTCTCCCGATGTCGGAAAGACCCTCAAAGAAACTTTTGAATTCTGCAAAGTCTTCATCTTTGGAGAAATCCTTCTCCAAGAATAGAATCAACTCTTTGAGCGAAAGAGGAGAATGAGTGTCTTTGGCTTCCATGATTCTAACAGTCTCTCCGAAGTCTCCTGTGGACTCATAGAGCATATCAAACTCTTCTTCAAAGATACCAAAGAATCGGCAAATCCATGACTTGGCTTTACCCATTCCAACATTATTTTTTGCCAAATCAAGAGTGAGGAGTTTTGTGAGAATGGGTAAGTCTGCGCTTTCAGCATGAGAGAACATTGACGAAATGTAGTCCACTTTAGTATTTGTTCCTTGTAGTTTTTCTAGTGTTTCTAAATTCATTGCTAACCTTTGCATTCTTATTCCTCTTCGGTTTTTACATTTTCATTGAGAATCATTTGATTGATTCGTGAGAAGTTTTGCAGTAGTGTTTGTGTTGCATCTGCTAGGTCGGGTCTACCAACAGTAGTTGCCGCCATTTGCATGTAGGTGAGGGAGCCTATTACAATGGGCAAACTCACATCAATAATCGGATTTTTGGAAACAAGTAGCCAGTGGACAACAAAGGCACCACGGAGAACTTCGTTTGTATCCTCTACAACAGGCCAAGAATTGTTGAAATCTGCTAACATTTCCTTGCTCAATGGAGAGTTTTTGGCGTTAGACATTTCCTTAGCCCATTTTCCAAATTCGTTTTTTGACTTTGATAATAATTTAATTTTGCTTAGTTTCATTCTCATTCCTCCATGTCTTTCAATAATTTTAACATTGTTTTAAATTCTAATTTGTTAAGGCGGATACCTTTCCTTGTAGGTTTATCGTCTTTGTACCAACGAATATCTACAACTTCTTTCCCATAATAGGTTCCTCGGTGTATTTTTATTTGATGAGTTTCGTTTCTTACAACTCTACCCTCAAAGTCTAGGGTTTCGCTCATGCAATCCACCCCTCTGCGAATTTTTTCAATTCCTTTCTTGAAACAAAGTATCTTGGAGTTTCTAATTCATCTAAACGATTAACAACCCAACAGGTTCCTCCTAGTGAAGAGATTTGAACAACCTCATACTGTGCGTTCTCTATGTTGATAACTTCTTTGGTATTTATTTCCGGAGTCAATCCGTAAGAGCGTGTAATCTCGGAGGCAACATCGTGAATGTTATCAACTACATACTTGATAATGTGCGCTCTTTGAATCGGAATCTTGGGGGCTACATCTATTTTCAAATGTCCTGCCATATGGCAGACCTTACACTTATTTCCCTCACAAATGGGACAAATAATCTGCGCTTTATGCGGCGCAGGTAGCGTAACCGTCACGGCTCTCTTCATACTACTCCTCCAAAAGTACGGCAACTTCAGTGGTTAAAAACATAAGGGCTATTGAGAAGGCGGCAGATAGGCTGCTTTTCGTAACCTTCACTGGGTCAATGACTCCGGCTTCCCATAGATTTTCAATCTTTCTTGATTTAGCATTGAATCCAATAACCGAATCGGGTTCTATTCTATCCCATAAGTGGGAACGACCATCAGCATTTTTAATCAAAACATCAATAGGGGTCATAAATACATCAGAGTATAGGGGATTCAAGTCCATATCTCTACGGTTTAATTCAGCCCAAGCAACAAGAAGGCCTAATCCCCCGCCGACGATGACTCCTTCTTGTAGAGCGGCTTTTGTCGCATTTAAGGCATCATCCAATCTTTCCTTGGTTTCTCTCAATTCAACACTTGAACCTCCACCAACACGGATAACAGCAACTCCTCCTTTGAGTCTAGCAATCCTAGTTGTTAGGCGTTCACGAATCCAATCGTTGTTGGCTATTTTGTAAAGTTCAGTTAAGGAATCCACTCTATCTTGGATTGCATCCACATCTCCGCCTCCACCGACAATCGTTGTATCAACTTGATTCAACACAACTTTATCACAAGAACCAAAACACGAAGCATCAACAATTTTCAAATCATCCTTTGCTTCATTGGAGAATAGTTTGCCTCCGACCACTGAGATAACATCTTTCAATTCGTCTAATCTAGCATCACCGTGATTAGGGGCTCTACAAACACCAACTTGAATTCGGCCTTGAACAACATTCGCTAGAACATTAGACAGCGCAGAACCTTGAAGGTCCGAGCAAATAATCAGTAGGGGGCTGCTCTGCGAAGAAGCGTATTCTAAGGCAGGAAGCAAATCTGCAAAATTAATAATGGCTTTGTTGGTTGTTAAGATTAATGGTTTTTCTAAAACACATTCCCCATTATCTTGATTCGCAAAGAGATGTGACAAATACCCATTTTCTAACTCTAGTCCCTGCTTCAACTCGTATTCCGTGGTTAGTCCATGCCCTTCTTCAACAGAAATAACTCCGTCCTTACCTACAAAGGAAAAAACATCTGCAATTAACTGTCCTAGAACAGGGTCATTGTTGGCAGCGATTGTTGCTACTTCTAGAATCTTTTCTACTCCTTCTACTGGGATAGCCAACTCATCCAATACTTCTAACATGGCATCTCGTGTGGTTTCTAACTCTTCTTTGAATCTATGAATGTTTGAAATATTAAGAGCCATTATATGATTACACAAAGCCTGTGCTAAAACGCAAGCGGTTGTAGTCCCGTCTCCAGCCTTTGATTGAGCCTTCAATGCTAGGCTTTGAACCAACTGAACCCCCATTTGAATATAGGGGTCATCATGCGATACATGTTTAGCAATAGTCACTCCATCATTAATGACAATGGGGGGATTGCCTTGAAGAATGGCTGTTCTTGCTTGAGGCCCTAGCGTTGGTCTGACCGTATCGGCTACTAGATTGATGCCTTGTAGTAATTTTTGCTTTACCTCATCTCCGAATTTAATCATTCTTCCACCCCATAAATATCATCGTAAGGGATAAACGCATAGCCTTCGGCTTTCTTTGCATTATCAACGGAGAAGTAAACTTTCTTACCGATTAAGGAGTTATCCTTTCCGCATGATACGACCTTACCACTGTTTTCATTTGTGGCAATAATGCCATACGCATGCTGACCTTCTTCAACCTTAACTGCTACCCAATCACCGACTGATTTCATACCCAACTCAATTAGTTATCAGTATATAGTGTCTCCCATTTTTAGATAGGAATGCACTTCTGCATAATTTCGGAATTTGTATGTGGTCTTTCCTAGACTTATGGCGTAAGTCATAGCCTTACAATCATGGCAATAAGTAAGATAATTCCTTTTTCTCTTTCTACCTTTGGGGACTAGGATATCAGTGTTTTCGCTTTTACATGCGAAACAGGTATGGTCTTTTTCAATCATAATAACACTCACACGGAATATCTGTAGGCTTCCTCGTCCTCATGTGCTAATGAGACATATTCTAGAAGGCTTTTTTGTGTGGGGTCCTCCCACATCTTGATTATTGTTTCCCCTTCATAACCACGCTTCATATGAACGGCGGCGGCAGGGAAACCAAAAGGAAATCCGCACTTACTAGCACCAATGATATGGATAGAAACAAAACCTCCGTATTCCAAGACCGAATTGATTCGGCCTAGGCTTGATACCACTTTGGATAGAGGGATAAGAAAGCAAACATTATCAGCAACCTCAAACGCTTTTTCGGCAAACTGCTCGTATATGCTGTAAGGGGGGTTGGTAATAATCCAATCAATCTTAGGACTTGAAGAAACATCCCAATCAAAAAAATCCAAACCTTCTGTAATCTCCATGCGCCACTTCCCAAGGATATGTGAGGGATATTGGTCAAAGAATGCACCATCTCCAGCGCATGGGTCAAGGACTCTATCATCTTCTTTGAGGTCGTAAAATGCAATCATTTGCCTAGCAATATTTCTAGGAGTGTAGACTACATCATTAGCCGTAAGGTTTGCGTTAGCATCTGTATTGCCTTTACCAAAGTTCTCGTGTAGGCTCATTCTTTCACCTCCACGCACTTACATGGTGCTACTTTAATCATACCACCAAAGTAGTCAGCATCTACATACTTACCACACTTTGAGCATACCACACTGCTAATTTCCTTGTTGTATAATACTTCACTATTCAATCTCACGCCGTCACCTCCACGCCTATATTCACAAGGAATGCTAGACTACCAGTGCAGTAGAAACACACTCTAGTGAAGAATAAAACAGTTTTTCTGCGTTCACTCAAGGAATCAATCCTCCTTTTTCACTTTGAATCATTGCGGAAAACTCCCAGTTGTGGAATAATTCATGGGCTCCTAGAAATCCACCGGCCTCTCTAATCGGACCAATGAACTGAGCAGAACAAATTTGACAATACACAAGGACAATTCGCTCATGTTTTAGCATGCCGTTAGAGGTCTCATAATCTACAATTTTACCGATATCTTCTTCTGTATGCGTCATTCATTCTCCCTCCTTTAGATTCTCTTTCAGCCCTAGAGACATACTCTTTTGTTGTATCTCAACAGGGCGTTCTAAAAATTGATTAGAAGTGTGGTCAAAAAAGTCATTGTGGTAAATGGATAACTCTTGAGGAGCGCTTTGGTCCCAAAAACCATAGTGCTGCCCTCCTCCTAACACATAAGCACACTTCATTTGACTGCCCCAAACTGAAACTGTTTTCCAATCAATACCCGAAAAATATGCACGACCAAAGGGATGTGTATGAATCCAGCAACGAATAGGAAGTTTGAGTCCCTTAGGTTCGCTAGGGAAACCTACGAAACCAGCAGTCCCCGAAGAAATGTGAAGTTTCCAGTTATCATCAATGACTACTTGCACTTCAAGATTCGGAAGTATAACGGTAGAGGCTTCCCATATAGCAGAATGGAAATACAAGTGATGTTCCATATCGTTTAGGCTCGTACAAGAAGATAATTGCTTCTCGCACAATTCCTTCCATACCATTTGTATGTAGTCCTTTGCGTACTTTCTAAGAAGAAGCAAGTGTTCTTTCTTCGTATTTTCAATCACCAACGATATTTCTTTTGCTGTTAAATTTTCCATGTTTTCACCTCAAACAAAAAGGGTTCCAAACCCATTCACTTCTTCATCGTTAAACCAACGCTGAATCCATTCAGCACCGATACCTGCAACGGCCACCTGCATGAAGTGGACTGACTCGTTAGAGCCATCCCACGCATCTCCTTGACAAGAGAAACTACCATCCGGACCTGCCAGTAAAGTATCGTAGGTGGTAGGGTCGGCTTTGTAAGTGATGTAGGCGCAGTTCCTACCCTGCGCTCTTAGGTCAAGCCAAGGGAAGCCCTGTGAGCGATAAAGAAGCCGTCGTGCGGTCAAATTATCTACACAACAAACTACGAGGTCGTAGCCAGCAAGTTGTTGCTCTGTCAAGATAGGAAACTTGTTCGGGCTAATCAAGTGTCTATTCTGCAAGGCCATGACCTTGAGAGAACCTACATCCTCCTCATTGAAGTTTTGGTAAGTCAAATTCTTCGTTTCTACGGTGTCGGGGTCGCTAACCGAAATGGTGTAAAGACCCGTCTTATCTAGAAGCGGCACAAGGAAACTCCCAATACCACCTGCTCCAATTATCAATATTTTTCTTTTCATTTTTATTCCTCCTTTTGTTCATTCATTTTTTCAAATATCTCCATTGATTTCTTTCTAGCCTTTTTGAGGCTAAAACTCATCATCAATAAGTTTTGAATAAAACTAACTTGTTCCTCTGTCGTGCATAGCATCCTTGTAGCAGAAACAAAATTATCACAATCCCTACAGACCCTATCATAGACGCTCTTGAAAATGAAAGGGGCAGGGTTGTTTGATTCATAGTCTTGCATCGCCTCATCACAAAACGCACAATAATTTTTTAATTCTTTTTTCATATTTATTCCTCCTTTATTTTTTCTAATTTTACACCGAAGCCAGCCATTGTATTCCCTTGCCTTTAATTTCTTTTTCTGTTTTACCAACCATGGTAAGCAATTCTTTGGTCATCATTCTAACCGTTCTTGATGAACAACCACATTCTTCCCCAACTGCTGATTGAGTCAGTCTTTTGTATTCAAGAAGATTCGTAATGTAAATTACGGCTGCTACATAGTTGGGTTTAATTGTCTCCTGTCTACTCTGTAGAGTTTTCTCAAAAAATGAAAATACTATTCCGGAGCATCTAGAAAAGTCTAGGTCGCCTAAGTTAGTTGAAAATTTTTCAACAAGACCTAGATAATTCATTGGGTTTGTTCCTGCATTCCCGAAATGCTTTGCTATTCTCTTTGCTATTTTAGAAACTTCTTTCGTACTAGAACCAAACTCTGCACATACTTGCTTGAGTGTGTAAGGCAGATTTCTTTCTCTAAGAAGATAATAGGTAATAGCAGTGGCTCTAGCCTCATAAGAAGATACACCGAAAACACCTCCTCGGAAACAAGAAAGGTAAGCATTCTCTAACCTATCTATGAGGGAACGGGATTGAGTAATAGATGCCATACACATTTTACTAAGAGTTAGGCCTCTAAGAATATGGCTTGCCATGACTCTATCGTATTTATTGACAGCCTTGGAACCTACTGATTTATCAACAGAGCGTATAGGATTACCCTGCTCGTCGTAGAGTCTAATCTCTTGCTCAAAGGGTTGGGTAACGACAACAAGACCGCAATAATCACAAACACTTTCACCTAAAAACTCGTTAAAGGTGAATTCATTTTCTCCACATTCGGAACAAGGAACCACTATTCCTCCTCCTCGTTTTGTTGTTGAGAATGGCTCATAGAAAAATATACTGAGCCATTAAGTAGGGTAAGGGATGAGAAATCTATTCTATTAGGGGCCTCATAGATGCTATGCATAGTGCTTACCATAGGTTTAGTGACTTTATCGTTCAAAACAACTAGAGCCCTAGAAATGGCTTGGTCCACTTGGGGAGAATTACGCTGTAGATTATCTACACATACTCCCATAATTTGATACTTTTGTTGCCAATCAAACCCGTTGTCGGTCTCTCCTTCTTTGGGGAATCCTAATTGAACACCTTCATCTAAATCGGAAATAGTGATTCTCCAAGTGAAATCGGAAATATCCTTGCCAAAGTTTTTTTCAATCCTTCTAATTTCAGTCCATCCTTCTTCTGTTAGAGAACCAATATGTTTAGTAGACACCAACTGCCTACCATCCTTAGTATGAGACCTCCAAAAGATAATCCAATCGTTCTCTACACCCTTGACGAATAGTGCTTGGTTCCCATTAGTTTGAAAGAATCTCATTCTTAGAGGATATTTTTCAAGAGTATCCTGTAGTAGAACATTGGCTCTTTTAGCGATTAAATCACTCGTCCTATTCTGCATAAGGAAGTTTTTCATAACTTTGATATCGGACTCTCTCCCTTCTTTGCCCATCAAACGACGGTAGAGGTTTTCCGGAGAAGTGTGTACCCAACTTCCTCTCTGAGTCCCATGAAGATAATGAGATAGATAACCCATGAATTCCGTAATTGGTATTTTTCCCCAAATACCCTCACTTATTTCCAACGCTATTTCTTTAGAAGATATTTGCTGAGTGTTTAAGCGGCACTTGATAAAAGTTCTATTATCGTAGAATGAGTAAGGAGTCCGGTTTAGAATCACATAGTTGATATCGGGTGGCAGAGAGACAATTTTGAAAAATGCATCTCTGACCTGTTCCCTAGTATCGGAATTGTTTGTTTGAAAACAAAGACTTGCTAGATGTCTAGAAGCAGTAGTCCTAGTCATAGTTTGACCGTTCATCCGTAGGCTGCCTCCTAGGTTTTCAATAATAACTGAGAACCCATTAAGTACGAATTCCGCTATATTTTTTTTGCTGGTATGACTAGCACTAGAAAGGGCTGCCTTGAAAATACTGTTTCTAAAACTTAGGGCTACCGCTTCGGTAGCGTAGTCCATCTTGAAGGAGGTTTTTACTGATGAATAATCAGTGTGCCAATAATCCCATATGTTAGTTTTACGGTAAGAGTCCAAGTCTTGATGGTACATCCAAAGATTTCCTTCTATCAACCTATCCAAAAGGGCAGGGTTATTTCTTCTTTGATATGGGGGTCTGTAAATTATTTGCTTTTTATTTTCATTCATTTTAATCACAACATTCTAAATTTTGATGTATATTTTTGGAGACAATTTTCGTGGGCTTCTAGTTTAATATCTTGAGCCGTGTAGAGGTTGCCTCCGCACACTCTACATTTTGTAGCGATTTTACCGCCTCGTGAATAATTCACATAGTTTGGGTCTTTAGACATAATTCACACACCGTTCCTTTACAGTTTTTTTTGTGGTAAGCATTGAATCTATCCAACTCTTTTATGTGTTTTTTGATATATTGAGAGAAACCTTCTTTTACAGCATCTTCAATATCAAATAATTCACGATACAATTTATCGTTTAAGAATTTAGTGGCTTCTTTAGTTTCAAGGAAGATGCGTGAAGCACGCAAAGCACCTTCCATTTTTTTTCGCCCCTCTACAGAGAGCAGAGGTAGTAGTGACTGGACTACCTCCCTACAATGAGTGTAGTTTCTATAGAGGGGCATAGCGATTCGGCTAAGAGGATATAGCGATTGAGGGATGCTAACTCAGTAGCAGCCTCCAACGATAGCAGGGCTGAGTTGAACTGAATCTACCTCATCCCAATTGACTTCTGCGATATCGGCTCGTGTCACCAATTCCCCATCAATAAAAATCCAATGGGTTGGATGACTTCCAATCTGTTCAATAATCTGAGAAGCCTCAAGCGCTAATTCTGTGTGTCCTGTTTCATTCATAATTGTCAATGTAATCATAATAATCACCTTCCTGTTTCATCTACCTCGTATTCACTATTTAAGCCATCCTGTTTAGCCTGTATCAAGGAAGAGGCTTGCCGTTTTGTCACTTCTGTCTCTTCCTCGGTGAAACCTAGTTTCATCATGTGGTTTTTCTGCTTGTCCGTAGCGGGGGTGAAAATATCCCACAACTTATTGAGTTGGTTGATAGAAAGCGATTTATTCGGATGACGAATAATCCTGTTTTCAATATCTTCCACAAATCTAGTCTCCCACTTGGGGAGGGAAGAATTATTTTTCAAAGAACGGTATGTTGGAATACCATAAAAGGACATTTTAGCATCCACGAAACCTTGCTGCTTTTCTATTCGGGTCTCTTTAGATTGTTTGATTCTATCCGTTAGCATTTCATCCTCCGCATCAGCAACCGCTTGATATTTTTTAGATTCATAGTAAAAATCATCCAAATCTGCTAGTAGTTGGCGGTTAGGATATCCACGGGTTTCAATTTGACGCTTAGGGTTATCCGGATGGTTCCATCTCCAAACAAGGGAAGCCATTTGTCCGTTCATAGCCCTCTTGCGAATGAAGGTTTTATCACGCCACATTCCTAGAGAAGAATCGTAATAGGTTCCTTTGACCCTAACATTCATACGCAAATCTAAATCTTTGATTCTATCAAATTTGTAAGTAAATAGTGTCCCGTGCTGTTCCCACCAAGACTCTTTTTTCATTCCTTCAACCCGAACATCAATCCATTCTGCAATCATTTCATCAGTAATAAATTCATCAGCGAGTCCTGTAGATTCTCTAATGGCTCGGATAATCAAGTAGGTATTGATGTGGTCGCTTCCGACACATTCAATCGTCCCATTCACTGTGTTTTTAATTTCAAAGTGATATTTGACAGGATGTCCACAAAGACATTTTCCATATCCTTGATGAGATTCATGCACCCAATCGGGTGCAGACGTTACAGATTCATTGTAAGGCTTCCACCAAACATTACCTGTCGCCAACCATTCCATTTTAGCCTCGTCATAATTGTCTGCTTCGGAGAGTAGGGTTAGGTGCCTCTTGAGGGCTTTATCCCAACGACCATTACCCAATTCTCGCTTTGCTTGTATTGTGGTGTATCCTTCTCTTTCGTAAGTTAATTCAATTGCTTCTCTTGGTATTTCCATATTTATTCACTCCAATAGTCTCTTTCTAGATTTTGATTTTCTTTCCAATCTTCTAATGCGGGAGACTTCCGCTTTTTCTTTTTTGATGGATTTGCTTTTTCCATCATCCTGCTGTGCAATAGCACTAACTGGTTTTGCATCCTTTCTAACTCTTGCCTAAAGGGAGCAAGATTTTCTTGCAGAAAAGACTCTAAGATAGGAGTAATAATTCTCTCCCAATCCAAATTAGCCACTTCACCTTTAATGGCTGTTTCAGCAATAAAAGAGGACATACCCCTTTCCTCCTCAAGAGAAAGAATACGATTTTCTAGTGCAGAAACTAGATTATCAATTTTTTTATTGCTGTTTTTTACGCTACGAGATTGCTTCATCAATGTTTTACAATCCCTACAGACATCCTTTCCACCTCTTCGCTCCTGAAAGGCTAAACTCCAAGGTTGGAATTGCTTTTCACAAATAGAACAAGTGAACACTACTGTCCCTCCATAAATTCACGGTCTGCCTTCTCAAAGGCATACTGTTCTTCCAAGTAGCCCTGTAGAATACCATCCAATTGTTCTTGCATGGCTTCTATGATACCGGCAATTGTGCGCCGATTTATTGACAACCAAATCCTGTCATGGTTGTTAATGACCACTTTTAATTCATCTTTCTCTCCTCTCGTAATCACGATAGGAGGCATCTCGTTACTGTTTATTAATCTAAATTCTACTGTTTTCATTTTTTTCACTTCCTTGTGGAATCAAATGTCGGGGGCAGGATTTGAACCTGCGAACCTTTACGGACAGGAGTTTAAGCCCTGCGCTTTTAACCTAACTCAGCCACCCCGACTTGAATGGCGGGCATAGAGGGAATTGAACCCCCATCTCAGGCTTAGAAGGCCCGAATGCTATCCATTACACCATACACCCTATATTTTCTCCCAAACATTTGCTTGGAATTTATGTCCCCGTTGGTTGGAGACAAGAGTTGTTTCTACTGAAACAAATTGAGGACGCTTTGATAGAAGACTTCTAATCTTACTCTTGTTGGGTGATTTATTCCAACGGTTGTCTACGAAATCATAAATCTCATTCAAAGTTAAGGTATTGCCTAACTCTTCAAAAGCATCTTCAATCATTGATATGTGACTCTTTCCCATGTTATCACATCCATACTATCAAGTATTTAGTTTATCCAATTGAGAATCCAAGCATCATTTTTTTGAGTGCATAGGCTCTGTAATTGAAAGAAGGAATAGTCATCATCTTTGTGTTTATCAACAATCGCACTAGCGAGAGTCAAGGCAATTTTTTCAAAGTTGCTCTTTTCAAGAAAGAGGGCTGCTATATCCTTTGTTAGAGTTTCTGTCTCCCTTTCGTGTTGAAGGGTGCAATAACATGGCTCTTTGTAAACAACATCATGTGTATTATCAATAACTTCCATGAAACCGCTCCCATCACAATGGCTACATTGGCAACATTTTTCGTTCATTCATTCATCTCCTTCGGTTGCCATCCATCTTCTTCTGTGTATGTGTATAATTCTTTGAGAATAATTCCCCAGTCTGCGTGAGCATAACGCTCGTCAAGGTCTTCGTATTGGTCGTGCATGGAATAGTCATCCATACACATAGACCAACAATCCGTAATACTCCACAATGCGCCACATTCTTTCTCTGCCCTGTCAAGTTCTTCACGCAACCGCTTGACCTCCTCAAGGAGAAGCGGTGCGTCTTCCAATAGTGCGCTGGTGGCCTTATGTTGCTCAATCGTTTTAGCATTCTTGAGCATCCACTTTGACTTTCGCCAAGTCTGTCCTTCGTTTGCTAAGTGTCCTGTATATTTTTCTATGTCAATCATTCTTGTTCACCCCATAGTTTCAATTGTTCTTTGGTGTAGCCACCTGTTCTTTTCTTTTCTTCAAAGCACTTAACACAAATCTCGTCTTGAAACATGATGTGCCTTTGCGCTCTCAATTCATTGAGGTGAGTCATAGGAAAGAAGTTTAGACAATAATCACATTTACCCATAGGTATGCCTTTTGTTTCCCAAACTTTCAATGCTTCGTCTTGCGTAATTCCTTTGTGTTTGTTTGTGTCATTCATTTTTATTCACCTCGTATTTTGTTTACAATAAATGAGACTGGAAACCATTCGGGGTTATCTCTTCGTAGCCAGTAAGCAAAACTCCACTTACCTTCACGGTAATAATGTCGGTAGGAACGGATAACAAAATCCCAAGTATGCTTTTCTTCGGGCAAACGGTATTCGTCTGCCATAGCGATAGAAACAGGAGTCAAGTCCTCTTCATCGTATGAAAAGGTAAACGAATCTAGAATTCTCTTTTCTGTTCCATGTTTCTTTTTGTAGCGATAGGTATATTCTTCACACAATGCAAGAGCGTGGTTGTAGAGCCACATGAAATTAGCCTTTGTCTTTCTAGCCCAAATTGTGCTAGGATGATTGAGCATGGCTGGCTTCATCAAGTAATTGAAGTGAGATTCTTTGTGAAATTCTTTCAATTCTTTGAGAGAAGGTTCTCGTCCATGAGACTCCCAAAACAAGAAGTATAGACAATTTGTGTGCAACATTTGACAACTTTCCGTGGGCATTTTCACTACATGTTTGTCTATCATTTGATGAGCAGATTCTACAGGAGAACGGGATAGTGCGAAAATATTCATCAAACATCAACTCCCATAACATGGTTCAATCCGCCTAAAGGCCAAATCGGTTCTCCGTCGTTAGCCCACACGCAAGACATGTGAACATCGGCTATAATCGTCAATTCAATAATTTCTTCTTCATTCATATTTTCATCCTCTGTTGTGATAACTGAAACGCTTTGTAAGAAGGCGTTCCTAAACTTCTCAATTCTTTGTAGATTTCTCTACGCTTTTTTTCTAATTCGTAAGGTCTTTCAAGATATTCCTTTTTGAAAAACCTATACGAATCCCTTTGTATGATATCTCTCATTTTCATTCGTATTTCTCCATTGTAGATTCCATCCAAATGGGCTACATCGCCATAACCCGAAGGCAATGGTATAGTATAGACAAATATGACAATCGGGGGAAGAGATGGAGGTAGAACGAACCCCCTTCACCGAAGGAGCCTTCTCTCTTCATTACTGGTAAACCCGACCATCATAGATGGAGTATCAACTGCGTGGAGCAGGGCCACAATAGAACAAATTCTTCTTGGCCCGTGTGATGCCCACATAGCAAATGTTTCGCTCTTCCTGTGGGTTTATCGCCTTTGGATGGGGCATTCTCTCAGTAGCAAGAATGAACACATTGTCAGCCTCAAGACCTTTCGCCTTGTGAATCGTAGACAACATGATTTCACCCTTGCCATCCGAAGAAAACACTCTGTTGATTTCATCAATAATTCCTTGAACAGTATCAGCCTTGGTAGCAAAGATACTCACACAATTGAATTTATCTTCAAGAGCATTTGCTTGATTCTGCTTTTCCGCAGCAACCAAACGGTTATAGTTTTTGGAGAAGTCTGCACTTAGCAAAGTTAGAAACTCACCACTTGCCATTCCCTTCTTTTTGCGAGCAACCTTGTTCACATAATTGACAAGGCCTTTCGTCATGTCCTTTCCTAGAATGTAGGCAGACTTTCCATCAGCCAATAAACTATAGAACGCTGTAGCGAGAGGCGCATTGTAGCGACAAAGAACAATATCATCCTTAACTGGATTCAAGGGAGCGTTCTCCTTGACCGAACCCAAATCAGCATCCTCACGACAATGGAAGTTAGAAACATAACGATTGGCCTCCTTCACTACATTGATAGGGCAACGCCAAGTCAAAGTTAGTGGGAAAATACTTACTTCTCTATTTGTAGTTTTGAGAAGGTCCACAAACATATCCATACTAGAAGAATCAGCACCACGGAATCCGTAGATTGCTTGGTTGGGGTCTCCAACAACAATACAACGGCCTTCGGGTTCAACACTACGGTAAATCAATTGCCTTTGGGCTTCATTGAAATCCTGTGCTTCATCTACAAACAGAACATCGTATTTCTGCAATGGAATGTTGTTTACAATAGGACACCAAATCATGTCGTCAAAATCAACAGTTTTCATGTCCTTGCACAATTCCATGATACGAGGAAGATTGTCAAAAGCCAACACTTCATCGTTATCCGAGTTGAAAGTAATGTGATATTCATCCACAAGTCTAGCAATTGAACGGCGGTCTTTGGCATCAACCATTGAACCCTTCATCAATCCAACCAACTTTACAAGTGGCACTGCGAAATAATCCTTGCCCAAAACCCGCTCTACAATTTTGTAGGTTTTGCTCTTGTCTACTTTGCACCATCCTTGTTGTTTGATAGCACGAAGTCCCATTGAATGGAATGTTGCGGCATACACATCTTCGGGAAGACGCTTCTCTAATTCACGGGCGATGCTTTTATTGAAGCAGAGGAAAGCCTTCTCGCCTTCCATCAAGTTAGAACCTTCAACGATAGTGAAGGTCTTTCCAGTTCCAGCACCGGCTTTGATAACCATGTGGTTTTTGCCGTGTTCCATTTCATTCCAAATTAAGTCTTGTTCTTGTGTTCCTTTTAGCATTCAAATCACTCCGTATAGATGGATTCGTATTCTGCAATCCAAGCGAGTAGTGCTTCACCGCTAATCCACCCTACACGACTACCACTATTTTCCGTCTTGGTGAAGGGTTCGTTCTTCACTTCTTCTGCTAATTCTTTGATTCTATTAAGAATCCTTTCGTGTCTGTTCATTTCCTACAACTCCATGAGTCTCCGGTGAGGCGGCTCGCCCGTCGCCGGTGATGCCCCGCCTCCCACGCCGCCTTTATATGCTCCTCCCTCAAATGTGGCATAAGCAGTAATAGTTTTCTCACCACCCCTGTTAAAGAAAACAATACTAACCTAAGCATTAGATAAATACGCTTCTGTTTGTATTTCTACAACTAGTTTCTACACACTTT